TATATCTCTATTATTTACCGCATAAGGTTTAAATGGCTTTAGAAATTCTTGTACTGCTATCGGTGGTGAAAAACCAAAACTATCAAAATATAATCCGTGGCCACTTTCAAATATCTTTGCAAATACCCAATGTGTGCCGTTGCCCTTTGTACTGTCTTGCATATTGATATAATAACTTCCTACTTGTCTTGGTTTATGCCCATTAACTAATTCATCCTTACTAACTACTTCAACGAGTGGCAGACCTAATTTATATGCCATATTTTCTAAATCAATGTTAGTCATCATTTTATCTTTTATATATTAAACATTATATTTTATTTTGCATTAAATTAAATTTTGGGTCGGCCTTTTCCTAAAAGGTGTTTAAAGTGATACATATTTATGGTGATGGTGATGGTGAAGACCTCCTCCGCCTGCTGGACTAAAACTTCCACCACTCATAGTTCTATGGACTCTTCCGAGCGGATTATTTCCGCCGTTCTGATTAACATTACTAAAGAATGGATGCATTTGTGGCGAATCAACTCTTGCATAAGGAGAGCCTAATTGGATAACACCTGAGGCTTCTGGTGGGGCTACAATGTGACGGCTTTGAGTTCTTACTGCACCTCCGTGCATTCTTAGATGTTTATGATGTCTAAGACCTTCACCCATATTATGAGCCAAATGATGCCCTCCTTTCTCGCCTAAATATTCACCAGCCTGACTTCCATATTTTTCGGCCATAGCTGGATCAAGGTCAAACTTTTCTGCCAACATTTTACCAAAAGCAGTGCCTGCATGTTTGCCTGCACTTTTTGCCATTGCTGGTAGCCTCTCTTTAATAATCGGCTTTGCATGGTGTGCAACTGTGTGGGCAACATGACTTACACCTCTTTTCAGAGAATCCCAAAATCCCTCTCCTTTCTTAAATTTTAATAAATGATGTTTTCTTTTCTGATGTGCTGCATGCATCTTCTTTAATGTGGTCGGATGTAATACAACAATGTGTTTTCCTGCATGATGTAAATGATGAGGATGGATTACAATGCCTAACCCCATTGAAAGGGCTTCGACTTCATCTGGGTCTAACTCCATTGGAACTGAATGCATTCTGTGAATGGTCTTTGTAAGACTTGACACTGAGTGTAAGATTAAAATAAGTAAAAAAATAAGTTGTTTATATTTATGATTTTATAATTATTTTCAAATTAAATATTTATTATGCGACTTAGCTAAGCAATTTCTTGTCCAGTTGCCATATTAATTGTGATTGACTTTTCGTATTCAACGAAGACCATCAAATCAATTGGAACTGCAGATTTATTAGCACACTGAATTTGAACACTTCTTGCCATGCCTTCTTCACTTGGTATAATTCTTGAAGCATTACCAACATAATATCTATAGAGATATTGCCATTCTTTGTATCCAATCAATCCAGAACCGAGGCCAGTTGTGAGACTTCCATTTAGTTGATTAATTGAAACCATTTGCTCATAGAACTCTTCGTAGCCATATTGTAGTTGCTGTTGAAATAGAGTAGTTCCAGAAATAAGAATTTGGAAGTTGCTGAGAACAATTGGATCTGGAGTTGCACCTGCGGTAGAAAATGGAGATAACAGAGTTGATGATATAATTGGAACATCACCTACTGCTACATTACCACCACCATTATTTGCTGATTGGTAAACTGTAGGAACTGCTGGGCCATTGGGTGATGTCCCTGTTGAGGTCAGAAATGGAATTACAATAACTTGTTTAATATTAGGAATACCATTACTAACAAGAATATTAATATTGGAATTTGCTGATTGATTTGGGAAGTAGAATTGGAAAATATCATTATATAATACTTTCTTTGTTGGGGTTAGTTCCAGAAATCTGGTTTCTGCCAATGGGTTCATTTGAAAGGCTGGGGCATAAAGTCTTACTTGAGTAATTGCAGAGGATTGTTGAGTTAGCTGATTAAATTGAGTTTTAGCAATAGAAATTCCAACATTAACTGGAACGGCTGTGGCAATTCTAGGATTTGCGCCTTGAACAGCAGTATTACTATTTAGTGCCGTTAATGGATTAACATTATAACCACCTTGTCCCAAATCACTGGATGCCAACATAATTGGGTTTGTAGCACCACCTCCCAAAATATATGGTGATGAAGTTAGTGAAATAGCTGAATAAGTAGTCTCGTTTACAGTTCCCACAGTTCCTGCAGCCGCGGCAACGGTACTCAATTGACCATTAATGTATTGAGTTGTAAAATATGATTGATTAGTATTTAAATAAATTCTCATTGTAGAGCCTTTTAATAATGGAATTTTCTCAAAGAAATTGCAAATATCTTTCAGTCTAATGACTGCTGGGATTTCAATAGAGCGACCAGTTCCATTTGCATTACTGGCTAAAGTATATGTTGTAATGGCTGCCTGAAATACTGTCTCATATGATGCAAGTGGCATAATTCCTTGTTGGTTATTGGATACAAATTGGTTAATAGTTGATCCAATATAACCTGCTCCAGCATCACCTGCTCCGTTAAAAACTTGAATATATCCTGCTGGGTTTGCACCTCCATATGTTGGGTATGGCTGTCCTACTGGCTGACCACCAGTTCCAACTGGGGTAGCATTAAAGTTAATCCAAGATTGTCTCTGCTGTAATCCACAGTTGAATGTTTGTCTAATCGATGCATTTGGCGAAGTGCATTTGGTTGCAAGATTAATAGCAAGTGGGGCTATACCAGCATTTGCAACGGTTGCAACCGCTCCAAAAGTATCGGTTAATGTATTTAGAGAAATATACTTGCAATTTCTATTATTGCAAATTCCTGTTCCTGATGAACCCAACATATTCTGAGTCCTCGTTGATACATTTGCTGTAGTATTAGAAATGTTATTATATAACCAACTATCTGCGGTATCTGGATAAAATCCACAAATAGCACCCCAATTCTTCAAATCAGAATCTGACCAACTTGTCATTGCTCTGAAAGAACTAAATACATTCAAAAATGGAACTTGTTGTACAACATTTCTGTTGTTAAATTCTACAGTCATTGCATGAATCATTTGCCAATAGCCATTCTTCATACCAGCTACCCAATCCAAACAAGTTGCATCGGTGGCAGTTGTAGTACTTGGTAATAATGGGCTTCTTGCAGTTCCACCACATTCAAATTGTAAAACTAATGGCATCAAAATAAATGCTTCACTCCATCCAATCCAATATCCAGAGTTAGACAAACTTGTAGTATCCAAAACAATTTGACTGGAATAACTTCCATTGTTGTTGTCATTCACATACAAGTATTGTTTCTGGGTGAATTCAGAGGTGGTGTAGAGTTCAGTAGATACGGCATCTTCATATACCAAGTGGTCGCCCATTTTCAAATTATCTTATTCAAAATTTACGATGTGAAAATAATGTTTATTATATTAATAGATAGATACTTTCAAAAAAAATAATTAATTACATGACTAAAAAAGCGATGACTATGCAATTAAGTTTTTGGTATATTTATTCAAATGAAATATATTTTTTCATTGGTCTTGATTTTTTAATGGATAAATGTTTTAATTTTTCAGTCGCTCTCCTCACTGGGTCGCCATCTGATGCTTTCTTAACACCTTCACCAAATACTTCAGTTGCAATGTGTCTATCCATATTCATATGTTGTCTTCTTGGGTGTCTTAATGTGGTTCTGGTTGAACCTTGTAACATTGGATGAACTTTCAATCTCATTTTGAAAAAATAATTAAACTATATTGATGCATATATATTTTATATAATAATTATTATTTCATAATACCGTGTTCTCCAGAATCCGAAATATTTAATAAAATTACAATCGTTGGATCTTCAATTGCAACCGGTCTCTGATTCTGGTCTAATATTTGTATAACGAATTCATTATAATTTCCTTCTAAGATATCAATGAATGACATCTGCGGAGGTTGAATCGTAAAGTATGAGCCGAAGGTTGCAGTTGATGGAATGCCAAAAGAATATAACAAACTATTAGGAATGCTATATTTATTATTTATGAGTGAGCATGTTATTGTATAACTTGCAACTGGTGAAACTTGTGGTGTGTAAGTTGATAAGAATGAAACCGTTGAAGTCTTTCCATATGGTGCATTTGCCGTGCTTGGTTGTGTGCCTGCTGTAATAGTAGCCTCAGCAGTTCCTAATGGATAATATCCAGTAGATAAACCTACAATGTCTTGAAATCCATTATTTGGAATAAAAAACATAGGATAAATATATTGGGTTGTAATTGTTGGAATTGTCCAAGTTGCACCAGCTGGTTTTGTCCATCCGTTTGCCGTTGCTAATGTTTGATTTAGGCCAAATGTATTTAATGACACTGCATAATATGTTGTATTTGTTGTGATAGTTAAAAAATATACATAATATCCATTACTTGACTGCAGACAATAATGCAAATTCGTAACCATAACAGAATGTATGTAATTATTTAGTGATTGAATATCATAAAATCCATCTGGGATAGTAATCGTATAAGTTACACCATCAAACCAAATATATTGTATTACATTATTATTATATGCTGCGGTAATATTGAATGTACTATAATACATAGAAAAAGAAGTTAATGCTAACTTCTGCCCAGCTTGTAAAACCAAAGATGTAGGGAATCTATACACGAGGTTTGAGTTATTAGTATTTGGGAGAATATTTGCACTGTTCAAAATTAGGGTCTTCATTTTAAAAAAATATTTTATGATTATATTATTATATATATATAAAGTTGTAATGAAAATAATAGAAATTATCGACAGCCCACGAAAGGGAAAAAGATACAGAGCTATATTCGACGATGGAAAAAAAATAGATTTCGGATTAGACGACCCAAAATATGGCACTTATTTAGATCACCATAACAAAGAAAAGAGAAAAGCATACTGGGCGAGACATTATGGAAGTTTGAATGAAAGAGAATTGTTACATTGGATTGTACCGAGTGCATCAACTTTATCCGCCTTTATCTTATGGGGTACAACTACAGATATGAAAAAAAATGTAGAAGAATTAAATGATATTTGGGCAAGTGATGACTTTAAGCATTATTAAGTTCTAAAAGATACTCATATGCCTTTGCCTTACTTATTCTATTTTCTGCCAAAAACTTTAATATTAAATTCCGCAATTCTCTGACGATACCAGTGTTGTCATTACCTGCAATAAATTCACCGTGTAATAATTTAAATCTATCCATTTCTTTTTTCTCATCTTCTAATGAATTCATTCTTGGTAAATTTAACTTATCAAATACTCCAGCAAAGATGGCTAACT